TTCCAGAACACAAACTACGTGAAATGACATTGATACCTATGAAGGTTGAGCAAACAGAACAACAGGGCTTTGACGGTCTTAAGTTTGAAAGTGTTGACCAAATTGTCATTGACCAAATTAACAGTATTGAGTCGAACACATTTGATAAAAAGATACTATTGGAAATTTACAATAACCTATGATTGAACATGATACTAACCCTAAGTGGTTGTATAAAACTATAGAGGTTAATAATCTAAGAGCAATTCAAGCAGAGATTCTACCTATCGTCTTTAAAAAAATTCCTAATTTCATGACGGATAGACCTCAGTTCATGCACGTGATGAGAGATGAGATAGAACCATTTGCTCCTCGTTATACTGAATTCATTAAACAACACGGAGTGATAGAGAAATGGCATTGGTCTGCAATCATAACAACTAATCTAGGAGTTGATTTTGATATTCATGTTGACAGTACTGATTGGAAAACTAGATGTTATGGATTGAATATACCAATTATTAATTGTGAAGATTCATACACTGTTTGGTATGACGCTGAGATTGAGGGGAAAGTATATGATGAGAGTGATTTTAGAAGTGTTGTTAGAATACAAAAGCCCAATACAGTTGCAAATGAGGTAGGAAGGCTAGATACTAGTCAACCTGCTTGGATTAATACAAGTATACCACACAGACCCGAGAGTACACATAAGAGACCCCGCGCTATTATTAGTGCTAGATTTGACCCAGAACTTCACGACTTACTATACATATGATTTTATTAAAGAATATCACTCTCCGTAATTTTTTATCAATCGGGCAAGTCACTCAAGCAGTTGATTTTGATCGCCAAGATTTAACACTTATTCTAGGTGAGAATTTAGACTTGGGTGGTGACGGTGCTCGTAATGGTACAGGTAAGACTAGTCTTATTCAAGGCTTAAGTTATGCATTGTTTGGTGTGCCCATTAACTCAATCAGAAAAGATAATTTAGTTAATCGTACAAATGGAAAGGGTATGTTAGTTACACTAGAGTTTAGTGTAAATGGTATTGACTATAAGATTGAGCGTGGTCGTAAGCCAAATCTATTAAGATTCTATGTAAATAACGATTTACAAAAAGGCACAGATGATGCACAGGGTGAGAACAAAGAAACACAAGTAGCAATTGAAAAAGTGCTATGTATGTCTAGTAGCATGTTCCGTCACATCGTAGCATTGAACACTTATTCAGAACCGTTCTTAGCATTAAAAAACAACGAACAACGTGAAATCATTGAACAGTTGTTGGGTATTACATTACTGTCTGAAAAAGCAGAAACAATAAAAGTATTGTTAAAGGAAACTAAGGACGGGATACAAGGTGAAGAATTCAAAGTTAAAGCTATTGAAGAAGCCAATAAGCGTGTCAAAGAACAAATTGAAAGTTTGAAGCGTAGACAAGGGTTATGGCAGAAGAAACACGAAAGTGACCTGGCATACTTAGTTGCACAATACGATGAACTTTCTTTGATTGATATTGACAAAGAGTTACTGGCTCATAAAGACTTAGCCATTTACAATGTCAAGAAAAAACAAAAAGATACACGTGATGCATTGTTAGCTCGCCAGACTGCGTGGAAGCAAAAACAAGATAAAGATGTAAATGACTTATTGGCTGATGCCGAAAAGTTAGCTAGAATCGACATTGTTCAAGAAATATTAGCACACAGAGCATTAGTAGAGTACAACAACAAGACAAAAGAAATTGCTGACCGAGATAAAGAAGTTGCTCGGTTAAACAAAGACATTGAAAAAGAAAACAAACTCATTGAGAAATTAAACGTTGAAATTATAAAACTACTTGCACATCAATGTTATGCTTGTGGGCAAGATTTTCACGATGAGCAGCATACAAAGGTCTTAGAAGATAAAGAAAAGATGCTTGCAGATGCACAGGATCATGTTACTTCTTTGATGAATCAAATAAAAGAACAAAATGACAAAGATATTGTGTTGGGTGATAAACCTAATACACATTACAAAACAGAAGCGGAGGCAATTCGTCATGGAAGTGAAGCAGAAAACATTCGTACAAAGATTCTTGAGAAGGAAAGAGATGTTGATCCATATGCTGAACAACTTACTGAACTTCCCGAGGTTATAGTTGGGCCTATGCCCGATACTCATTATGATACTGAATCGCAAGCGATTGAACATCGTAGCAAAGTAGCAGGGTTGTTTCAACAAATTGAAGCAAAGGCAGCAGAGACTGATCCATATGATGAACAAGTGACTGAGATGGAATCAAATGCACTACAAGCAATTGACTTTGAAGCAATCAATAAACTAACCAAGACTATGGAACATCAAAAGTTCTTATTAGATATATTAACTAGTAAGGACAGCTTTGTTCGTAAGAAGATTATTGACCAGAACTTATCGTATTTGAATAGTAGGTTAACACATTACTTAGATAAGATTGGCTTACCACATCAAGTAGTATTTCAAAATGATTTAACAGTTGAAATTACTGAATTGGGTCGTGAACTTGACTTTGACAACTTAAGTCGTGGTGAACGTAATAGATTGATTCTTGGATTAAGTTTTGCTTTCCGTGATGTATGGGAGAACTTATATGCACCAATCAATACATTATTCATTGACGAATTGATTGACAGTGGGCTAGACACAATGGGTGTTGAAAACGCTATTGCTATTCTTAAGGACATGTCACGTAGACGGCATAAGTCTATTTGGCTTGTTTCTCACCGTGAAGAACTAGCAGGGCGTGTGCCCAGTGTCTTAAAGGTCGTAAAAGAAAACGGATTTACTACGTACAGTACAGCAGTAGATGTAGAATGAAAAAAGTATTTGTCAACGGAACATTTGATATATTGCACACAGGGCACATTGCCTTGCTTGAATATGCAAAGAGTTTAGGAAACAAGTTAATTGTAGGTATTGATAGCGATGATAGAGTTAGATTGTTAAAAGGCTCACTTAGACCCATAAATTCTCAACTTGAAAGAGGTACATTACTCAATGCACTTAAAAGTGTAGATGAAGTCTTTATATTTGATACTGATGCTGAGTTAGTAAGTCTTATTAAAGAGTGTGATGTAATGGTAAAGGGGTCAGATTACAAAGACAAACATATCATAGGCCAAGACATATGCAAAGAAATAGTTTTTTTCGAAAGATTAAATGGATACTCAACAACAGAAAAAATTCAACATATTGTTAATCGGTGATACGTGCGATGACACATACACATACGGTTATGTGAATCGTATCAGCCCTGAAGCGCCTGTTCCTGTGTTCGAACCTCACTATACTATCAATCTTGATGGTATGGCTGGTAATGTAAAGAATAACTTAGAAGCATTAGGATGTGATGTTAACTTTCTACATGGTGAGGTAAGCAAAAAGAATAGACTGATAGACCATCGAAGCAAACAACAGCTTCTTCGGATAGACCACGATGCTGAAAGCAAACCTATCACATTTGAAACAGCCATACCACCTATATATGATGCTATCGTTGTCAGTGATTATAACAAAGGCAGCGTAAGCTATGAGTTGATAGAAGAACTGGTTAAGGAAGTAAATATACCTATCTTTGTTGACACTAAGAAAACTGACCTAGCTCGTTTAGCTGGCTGTTATATAAAAATCAATGCACTAGAAAAGAGTCGTGCAATAAGTTTACCAGACAAGGATCACTTGATTGTTACCCATGGCGGTCACGGTGCAGAATGGGACAGTTGGGTTTTTCCTGCAGAAATAGCGGGTGATGTAACTGATGTATGTGGTGCAGGAGATACATTTTTAGCCGCATTGGCTTATCAGTTTCTAGTAACAAAACATATGCCTGATGCAGTAAAGTTTGCAAACAAGGCGGCTGCAATAACAGTACAGCATGTGGGTGTGTATGCACCGAGACTTGAGGAAATCAAATGACAAGATTAGACGGATTTGTGGAGAAGGGTTGGGGATCAGAGTTAATTTGGGCAACTAATGACAAGTACTGTGGCAAATTATTAAAATTTAATACAGGTGCAAAGTTCAGTATGCACTTTCATGCCGAAAAAGATGAATCATGGTACGTATTAGATGGCTTGTTTAAAATTATGTTTATCGAAACAAAAGATGCCAGTCAACACGATGCAATATTAAAGCCAGGAACAACCTGGCGTAACAAACCATTACAGCCACATCAATTGATATGTATTGAAGAAGGTACTATAATAGAAGTATCAACGCCTGATAGTGTAGAAGATAACTATCGTGTGTTGCCCGGAGATAGTCAGAAATGAAAATATTAGTTACAGGATATAAAGGGTTTATTGGACAGAACATGGTTCAATACCTACATAACAATACAGACTGGGAAGTTAACACTTACGAATGGGGTGAAGAATACCAAGGAGTGTTTGGATATGACTGGGTTATTCACTTAGGTGCTATCTCTATCACAACCGAACGTAATATTGAAAAAGTATTGACCCGAAATACAGATTTTACTGACAGATTAATTCGTGATTGCAAAACATTTGGAGTTAATCTACAGTTTGCTAGCAGTGCTAGTTTATATGGGTTAAACAAAGAATTTAATGAAGAATCGCAATTAGACCCTATCACTCCTTATGCTTGGAGTAAGTACCTATCCGAACGTAAAATACGAGAACACACCGGCGGTAACATATTACATTGTTTTAGATATTTCAATGTCTACGGTGACTATGAAGAACACAAAGGATCGCAGGCTAGCCCAGTAACTCAGTTCAAAAAACAGTTAGAAACAAACGGATTTATTAAGATTTTTGACGGATCAAGTCAGTATTTTAGAGATTTTATCTGTGTTACTGATATATGCAGAGTACATGTTGAATTCATCAAAACTGTTAAAAAATCAGGAATTTATAATGTGGGTACAGGAAAAGTCTATAGTTTTCAACAAGTTGCAGACTTGATTACTGACAAGCAAATATATATTCCTATGCCTGAAAATCTTAAGCGTAGCTATCAAGAATACACAAAAGCTGATGTTACAAAGCTAGAAAGTGTTCTAGGACCGCAAAGTTGGATGACCATAGAAGAATATTTGAAAGTAGCGGATAAGAGATAAGTATATGTCTATGCCATCACCGAGTAAAAACAAAGGATCAGGGTTTGAGCGAGAAATCGCAAAATATCTAAGCGAGAAATACGGCGAAAGCTTTATCCGAGCCCCTGGTTCCGGCGCTTACGTTGGTGGCAAGAATCAGTCTAGAACACAGATTCTACATGAGGGTCAGATTCGTAGCTTTAAGGGTGATATTGTTCCCGGACAAAGCTTTCCAAAATTGAACGTAGAATGCAAGTTTTATGCTGATTTTCCCTTTCACTTATTATTACTAGGTGAACACAAAATATTGGATTCTTGGTTAGAACAACTACTTGATGTAGCTGATCCAGACGATTTAAATATTCTTTTTATGAAATTTAATCGTAAGGGTCGTTATGTTGCTGTGCAATGCAAGTTAACATGGATCACTGATAATTTCTTCTTTTACGGAAGTATTAAACACGGTGATTGGTACGTCATGGAATTCGATTCATTCTTTAAACACAATACCAAATTAGTACAAACATATTCAGCAGACACAAAGTCAATCAATAACACAGACACAAAGTCAAATTTAACTATTGACATTTAAAAATTCGTTGGCTCAGTTGTGAGTCCTCCTTGAGATTGTACAGATTGTGCTGTGCCGTCAGATTCTGGAGTATGCATGTTAGCAATAACATGGAACACCGAGAAGGCAATCGGAAAAGCGAACCTTCAATGAGTACATATTTTACTTTATCTTGCGAATATGTAACATGCGTTGCTGAAGAATTAGACAGAACCTAATAGCTTCAACTACAGTCCCACAAACCCTACAGAGCAACCGGTGGCGAATAGTGACAGAAAAGAGTCGATTATTCGGGGAAGAGATGACTATGGATGACGGGCATGGCAAACATACCTTTACCACTGGTAGTGCTGAATAGCACTACCATGGCTTCAAAGCGGCAATATAGTCCTTAATACAAATAATTAAATTAATCTTAAGTAAAGTAAAAAAGAATGAACATATAAGGACGAGCGATAGCGAGTACTTAGATGAACGCAGTTCATCTCCCAATGAATGACTACAATAATTACCGTAAATTAATCAAATGAATAGTTACGGATAAGATAAATAAATTTATATTATTAGGAGAATATTATGGGTGGTGTTACAATATCCGGTGGGATAACTATGTCAGGCGCAATTACTTTAGAAGAAGGTCCATCAAAGACAACTAAGGCTTATTTAAACGTAGGGGTATACAATACGTTTCCGATTGACCCTGTAAATATTGGTCAGCAAAGCGGTAACGGGATATTTGTTTTTAATGGTATAAGTGCAACATCCGATACGTCTGGTTCCGGTCCATATTTCAGTAATGTTGCAGTTGGTTGGTTAGCTAATGGTCCGGGAGTTACAAATGTAGCTGTGGTTATGAAAGGGTATGATGGTCCTGATTCTATCTACATTAACGGAGCATATTTTGTTGTAGGAGAATCATATACATTCACTAATCCTAATTAAAAGAATGGCATCTGTGTTTTCTTAGTAGTCTCTAAGTTTTCTTCAATTATTTCATTAACCGATTTCAATTCATCTGGGCTAAGATTTAATACATCCTCATAGGTTAAGGCTCCACGCATATACCAGGCTATTCGTACAGAGTTTTTCTTAATAGCCTTTATATCCCGTTCCATGCCCTCAAACAGCTTACCTATACCTTCGGAATCAAGGTATAGAAGCCTTAAGCGAAAAAATCGCTAACGTTTAATGTGAATGGTTGTTCATATTCATGTTTGCAATGAGTACAAGTAATGTTTAATGGCTTAGTTTGTGTACTTTCACGTAGTTTTACACTGTGGTCTCTAATTGCATCAAATGTTTTCTTGTCAGTATTCTTGACAAAATCCATAATAAAATCACGCTGATTAACTATTACGTCTGGCGCAATAATACAATCAATTGTATCAACTAATACATCAATGGTTGAATCTGTGATTATTTTTAAGATTTCATTTGATTTAGCTTCTCTTTCGGGACCATCAGTCATTTGATTAAGCACAATGATATTCTTTTGAATTTCAAATTGCTTAATGCTACTAGCAGATAATACTTGATATGTTAGTGGGCGAAACTTAATTTTCAATTGGTCTATCACCAACCCACTTTCATAATCACCTGATTTGAAGTTATTAAGTAAAATACTTAAATTAACACCAAACTTAGATTCTTCATTGCATTCTTTACAAGTAGTTTCAATCTCCATTTCGCTACCATTTGTTGCAATTTTGATAGCAACTAATATAGCATCTAAATCAACTGAAGTAATCTTCCATGGTTGCTTAATCGCAGGAATACAGCTAGTTATGATTTCTGCTACCGCAGTTCCATTGTATAATGCATCTGGGGTTTTGCTTGTAATTTCATCGATAGCAGTCATTGGATAGACTGGCAAGTCTCCAGTTTCTGGGAATTCAATTACTCCTGGTTCATATCCTAATCCTCCGCTGGGTAATTTTAAGTAGATTCCGGGGCGTCGGAAATACTGTTTTAACGGATTGTTTTCTATACTCATTATTTCTCCTAAAATGGTAGTTTTTATACACTAAATACAATTATAGATATTTATTGGTCAAAAAACACATGGCAACAAATCCAGAAGAAGAAGCAAGACGCATAATTGAAGATGGCAAACAAGAGATAGACCGTGATGTTAGGTCTTTAAATGATGCCACACAAGCCGCCGCCGCTAAAATGGGTACGGCTGCTAGTGATATCAATATTGCTAATAACGCTATTAATTCAAGTGTATCAGAAGCTGAAGCGGGATTTAGATCCTTAGGACAAAGTGCTATTAATTTTTCTAGAGCTTTAACTAGCGGAGAAAATTCAATGGCAAAGTACAACGGGGCAATTGATGCCGCGGGTACTGGCTTGTCAATGCTTGCAAGTGCGGCGTTTGGTCCTTTAGGGGTAGTACTTGGTCTAGCAGTAAAAGCATTCACTACATTATTGGGTGCAGAATTAAAACAATCTGATAAGATAATTGACAACTTCAACAAGTTAAGTGAATTAGGTGCCGCGGCACAGTTCTCTACACAAGAACTCGAAGGAATGTTTAACCAAGCAGGGTTCAATACCTTCAATGGTCAATCTCAGATGATAGTGAAAACTATTGAAAGTTTAGGTTCTGACTTAACTAAACTGGGTGCAACATCCGGTGATGGTATTAAAACATTTACACAATTAGCGGGTTTTAATAAAGATAATTTAGAAGACCAACAACAGATTCGCAATCAATTTGCTAATTTAGGATACAGTCAAGAAAAACTATTAAATGCACAAGCCTCTTTTATGAAAGAGCAAGGTTCATTGGGTTTTGGTAAAAAGCAAGTTGACACTAAATTAGTTAATCAATCACTAGACTATGCTAAAAATTTATCAGTGTTAAGTGCATTGACCGGTGAATCCGCTGAAGCAATTAAACAATCAAGAGCAAAAGACTTAGAAGATTTTGGATTCAACGTAACTTTACGTCAGTTAGGTGACAGTGAAGACGGTAAACAAAAACGTGAACTTATACAAACTATGAGTACTGTGATTGGAAAACATGTAGACCCTACTTCTCAGGCGGCTTTTAGAAATGTAATCGCAGTTGGCGCGGCTACTAGTGCAGAAGCTATTGCATTATCAACTAGAACAAACGGTCAGTTCGTGCATTGGGTCAATGATTTCAAAACTGGTAAATTAAGTCCTGAAGGTTTTATTAATAAGCTAAATGAAAGTGGTGATGCCATGCTTCAAAGCATGGGAGCGGCATTAAAAGCAAGCGGTGACGTTAGAAATATGATTGGCATGGGTACACAGACAGTTGAGAATACTGCTAAGAACTTTGCTGAAGGTGCATTTGACGCAACTAGAAAAGAAATCGAAAAGAATGCTCAAAAAATTGATCCATATGTAGGATTTGCAAACACAATAAAAAACACAACTGACACATTGGCTAAAATGATGGACGAGTTTTTGAAACTTATAAGAGATCCGTTAATGGATGCATTTACAGGATTAATGGAAGCTACTAAAGAATTAGCATTAGCCTTCATAAGAAGTCCATTGGCTAAAAAATTAGGTGTTGACCTTTCCGGAATAGCATTTATGCTAGAATCGGATAAAGATGTTAAATCTAGGCAAGTAAATTTAATAAAAGAAATCGCAGAAAAGCAGGCTAACTTAGAAAAGATTGGAGCACAAATTGCTCAACCAGATAATGACAATACAAGAACGTTGTTATACGAACAAAAAAAGTTAGAGGAGAAATTATCTGAACAGAAGCAACTATTACAACAATATCAAAAAGAATCAAAGCGTAGAAATGTCGAAGTAGTTTCCCCTAGAGAAGTTTATCAACGTGAATCAATTAAAGACCCTAGACGACTAGATAGACCTGATCAACCTACACAGAACCCTACACCACCAGCACAGCCTAATCAATCAATACCAGAAGCCACGCCTCAAAAATTTAAGTTTGGCGGAGTCACTGGAATGGGATCAAGTGATGTTACAGCGAAATTGACCGGTGGCGGTATATTTGATGGACCTATGTCTGGGTATAGAAAACAATTACCTAAAGGTAAAAACTTTGCAGTAGTGCCCTTACCTAGCGGAGATACAATTCCAGTATCATTTAAAAATGATATGATGAACGAATCTTCTATGCCAGCAGATATGACAGGTAATAAAACTAATCCATTAACAGATATGTCGCAAATTTCTGATATGATGTCTGAAATGATTAATATCTTTAAACAAACTGATGAAGAATCAAATACTATTTCAAATACTTCAAGTCCTATGAATAATAGTAGAAGAACATCATCTACATTAGAATCTATCACCGGAAAATTAGACACATTATTAGATAGAATCAGACTTAACAATAATCTACAGACCGAACTGTTGGATCATGCTAGAGGTTAATTATGGCAACATCAAATGAAATAAATCAATTTGGTAGTAACGCTCAAGAATTAAATGCTAAATTTGATTCATTTGCAAAAACAGCTAAAAAGATAGGCACTCAAACATTAGCTGACCTACGTAATCTAACACGTTCATCTACTACAGCAATTCAATCTTCCGCAGATGATGTTGAAAAATGGAATGGTGCAATATCTAGTTCATTTAATCTATTGAGTAATGGTATTGGTTCTGTTACTTATGGACCAACTAAAGATTTAGTATCTGCGGCACAGATAGTTATACAAGTTGCTGACTCGTTAGTGGGCGGAGTACTTCAACATGTTAGTTCTGTAATAAAACTACAAGATTCAGTATCTCAGATAGGCGTGTCAGCAACTATGACAACTTATGACCTTGTAAAAATGTCTAAAGAAGCTGGGTTTAGTATTAGTAGAGCCAATACACTAATGAATTCATTTAGTGCAGTAGGTACGTCTTTGACTTTCTTAGCTCCTACTACAGGTGCAGCAACTAAAAGATTAGCTAAAGTTTTTGACAACAGAGAAGACCAATTAAAATACTTAAAACAAGGTCTTGATCCAGAAGTATTAATGAAATATCAAGCAGAAGGTGTAAAATACTTAACTGGTTTTGGTGTTCAAATGGGTGAAGATGACCGGTCTATTAGAAAAAGTACACTAGCATACGTTGATACATTGACTACTTTAAATGTATTAACTGGTGAAAGCAAGGATGAAATTGCTAAAAAACTAGCATCGCAAAAATCAAATGTGTCATACCAGATAAAAATGCGAGAACTTATCAAAGGTGGTAATAGCAAAGCCGCTGAGGAGTTTTCGAAAACATTAGGATTGTTACGTGGAGTTAGCCCTGAGCTTGAAAAAGGTATGGCCGACTTTATCGCAAATGGTCAAGCTACTACAATAGAAGGCAAAAAGATCATGCTCGTTATGGGCAGTAAAGGGGCAGAGATAGCAAAAGCCGTTGAAGACGGTAGAATGACTGGTGCCGAAGCGGCACGTGAAGTTGCAATACACTACCAAGCATATATGAAAAAAAATGAAAAGGTATTAACCGTTTCAACTGAATTACAGAATGCTTCTGGTACTAACGGTAAAGTATTAGACGAAATTGACAGACTTGCTGGAATAAAATCTGAAGCGGATGCTAAAAAGTTAATGGAAGAGAATGCACAGAAGCCCGACAAGACTATTGATGCAAAAAACGAAATGTATAATGCTGAAAGAATGGTATCATTAACTAAAGATGAATTAATGAATAAAACAATGCCGTTAGCATTAACTGCATTTAAAACGTTAGCCGGTACAGTTAAAAGTTCAGCTTTTATTATGGCACAGTTTGCACAGGCTATGACGGGCGGAAAGTATAGTGAAAATTTTGAAAAAATCATGCTTTTGGTTGGAGATAAAGACCAAATAACAACAATGAAAAACAAAGCTGACAAAGAATTAAGTGAAGTTGAGACTAACCTTGATAGAATAAAAAATTCGGAAAATAGAGTACAAGCGGCACAAGAAAGAAGAAAGCAAGCAGAAAGTAAATTAGCGACCCTTACTAAAAAAGGTGCACCTGAGGCAGAAAAAGAAAAAGCATTACAAGAACGTAATTCTGCTAGAGAAGCTGAAACCGTAGCAAAAGCAGAACAACAAAAAATTAAAGAAAGTGGTATAACTACTGAAGATTTAGAAAGACAAAAAGATTCACTGTTAGAGAGAAGAACAAAGATAGAACAAAGATTGGGTTCTATCTATCAAGGTGAAGCACAAGAGCAGGCTCAACAAAGACAAGAAGGTAAAGCTGAGTTATTTGAAAAAGTAATGAATGTTGATTTAACTGAAGCTAGACAGTATATACAATTTACTGCAAACTCAGGAGACGAACAACATTGGGCGTTATTGGCAGATAAGAATCCTGAACTTGCGAAAAGAATTACTATGTTGGGTAAAGAATATTTCACGCAAACAAAACAGAAATTAATTCTTATGTCCGCAGTTCGTACCTATGAAGAACAAAAAAGATTGTATGATGGTTGGCTAAAGGCGGGCGGAGATAAAGATTTAAGACCTACTGTCAATGTACCGGGTATTGGTAATGTATCAACTCCTGCTAACCCTGATTTAGGTGAAGGTCCCCATACTAGAGGTGTAGGAGTAGACATAAGCAAAGCGCAACTAGATTGGCTTGAAGGTAAAGGTCTATTACAGGGTATGGGACTTAGACGACCATATAGAAATGACCCAGTACACATTGAAAAAGCTAAATTTGGTTCTAGTATGATTAAAGGCAAAGAAATTGAGATGCACGGTCGTGAAGCATTGATTGAATTATTTGACGGTACTATTCCTATAAATCTACCACCGGACTTTAAAGAGAATACGTTCTCTGAAATTAAAGATACTATAAAACCTAAATTCACTAAAACAGACATAAAACCAAAAGCTGTAACTACTGAATCTAATGACTTAGATTTGGATTTATTAGATAGAATAGATTCACAATTTGATGATTTAATAAGCAGTATGGATAAGAGCAATCTATTGCAACACGGTATAAAAACATACATGGCAGCTTAAAAAGCTAAATACAAGATGGCATATAAAAAGCGTTTCTCTGACCCAAACCCAAATGGGGTTCTTAGTACCATTTCCGGAAACAACAGTAACAAAGGTTCTTGGAACGGCGGTGGCACATCTGACGGTGGCTACAACAATCAAGACTTTGGTTACAAGAACTATCAAAGCCGACTACCAGAAGTATACACCGGTCACCCAAATCGTATTGAACGATATAATCAATACGAAATGATGGACGTTGACGCAGAAGTTAATGCATGTTTAGACATTATCGCTGAGTTTAGCACTCAGAAAAATGAACACAATAATACCCCATTCAATGTAGAGTACAAAGAAGATCCAACTCCCCACGAAGTTGAAATCATCACTAAGCAATTACAACAATGGTGTAAACTAAATGAATTTGATACTAGAGCATTTAAAATATTTAGAAATGCTATAAAGTACGGGGATCAGGTTTTCTTACGTGACCCAGAAAACTTTAAACTATATTGGGTTGAAATGACTAAAGTTACAAAAGTCATTGTTAACGAAAGTGAAGGTAAACTTCCAGAGCAATATGTTCTTAAAGACATTAACATCAATCTACAAAATCTAACTGTAGCACAGAAAGTCAGTACAGACTTTGCAACTAATCCAGCTACTGGGTTTGGTGGCACTGGCGGCGGCGGCAGCTCTGGTGGTTATACAGTTCCGAGTATGCCGCAAGGTACTGCGGGTAGTCGTTTTGCATTAGGACTAAACGAATCAGCCATTGACGCTGAACATATTGTGCATTTAAGTTTAACAGAAGGTCTAGACCGCTTCTGGCCGTTTGGACAATCAATACTTGAAAACATTTTTAAAGTCTACAAGCAAAAAGAATTGCTTGAAGATGCTATTCTAATCTATCGTATTAGTCGTGCTCCAGAGCGTAGAGTCTTTAAGATTGACGTTGGTAACATGCCAAGTCACATGGCTATGGCATTCGTTGACCGCATTAAGAATGAAATTCATCAAAGACGTATTCCTTCTGTACAAGGTGGAACTAGCATTATGGATGCTAGCTATAACCCACTAAGTATCAATGAAGATTACTTCTTTCCAGTAACAGCGGACGGTCGTGGTAGTGATGTCACTATGCTACAAGGTGGACAAAACCTTGGTGAAATTGACGATTTAAAGTATTTTAACAATAGATTAGCACGTGGATTGCGTGTTCCAAGTAGTTACTTACCAACAGGACTCGATGATGGACAAAATGTTTTGAATGATGGACGTGTTGGAACAGCAATGATTCAAGAGTTTAGATTCAATGAATATTGCAAGCGATTACAAAAATACATTAGTAAGAAACTAGACGAAGAATTTAAGTTGTTCCTACGTTGGAGAGGATTCAATATTGAGTCTAGTCTATTTGACATTAGCTTCAATGAACCACAGAATTTTGCATCTTATCGTCAAAGCGAACTAGATAAAGACCGTGTTGCTACATTCCAAGCTATGGAAGCGTTCCCATATATCAGCAAGCGTTTTGCTTTACAACGCTTCTTAGGTTTAAGTGAAGAAGAAATCAAAGAAAACGAAAAAATGTGGGAAGAAGAACGTGAAGAACCTGAACAAACCGAAGTTAAGGGTAGTGATTTACGTAGTATAGGCATTAGTGCAAGTGATTTAGATACGGATGAAGAAGAAGCTACCGATGCTGAAGAAAATCCAGATGAAATGGCACCGAATGTAGCTCCTGGTGTAGCAGGTCCTGAAGCAATGCCAGCAGGTGGTGCTGGTGCACCAGCTGGAATGCCAACAATGTAAGATAAATAGTTATATGAAATTATTTGAAATGTTCGATCCAGCTATACAGGGTTATCAAGACGAAAAGGATGATAACAGCAAACCTAAATGGAAAGAAAGCCGTAAGACTAAACTTACATTACGTCAAATAAGAAAGTTACGTAAAATGCGTGAAGTACGTGACTATGAAAGAACGCAAAATCTTAAAAAAGTACGCAAACAATATAAGCCTGTAGCAGAGCCTGCGGCGCCAGCAATGTAATAGATTTGTCATAAAAATCTATTATCTCAAGTAAAAACGCAAAAAAACTATAGTTAATAAGCTATTTTAGTACCCACGTACTAAATAACTTTACAAAGCCATTCTTATAGGAGAACAAACAATGGATAATAGAAAATTTGAACAACTTATTGATTTGATTATCAATGAGAACGAAGAACAAGCTAAAGCATTGTTCCATGATATCGTAGTTGAAAAAAGCCGCGAAATCTATGAATCAATGATGGACGAAGAATTAGAAGAAGGTTACACCGTAACTGTTGAAGAAACCCCAGGTGGCAGTGCTGACCAAGTTGGTGACATGATGGACGAAGTTGACGGTGATATGACTGGTCAAAGCATGTCTGAAGAAGAAGATGAATTTGCTGATATCGACATGGGTGACGAAGAAGGTGGCGATGATGAGTTCGGCGGCGATGACATGGGCGCAGATGATGACATGGAAATGGGCGGCGAAGAAGATTTAGAAGACCGTGTAGTTGATTTAGAAGATAAACTAGACGAGTTAATGGCTGAGTTCGAAGAACTAATGGGTCAAGAAGGCGGCGAAGAAGAAATGGGCGGCGAAGAAGATTTTGGCGCATCTGATGAAGAAGGCGAAGAAGAAGCCGGTGACGATGAAATGATGGAAGAAGAAGGTGAATCAGAAGATCCACTAGAAGAATCAGTTCAGTTGAAAAAAGTTCCAGGTTTATACGGTAGCAACATCGGTGGTGACAACGGTGCTAATACAAAGTCTATTGCATTGACAAAGCCTAAAGTTGTATCAACTGGTGCTAAACCAATAGCATTTGGTGGTCAAGAAGCTGGTAAAGGTGGTACACAAGGTGGATTATTAAACCCAACATCTAAAACAATTCCTGGTACATATAAAAATGCTCCAGGTGGAAAGAACTTCAGCGAAAAAGGCGAATCCGTAGCTAAGCCAGCAAATGGTAAGGGCGGAGAAGGACAAAACAACAAATCATTAGTTGGTGAATCTAAAAAGTCTGTAAAAAAGATTATTAAGAAGTAAGGACTGAGAGCAATGGCTTTGTATCTTAGAGAAAATCTGACTTTTGACCGCGCAAGTATGGTGGTTGAAAGCTCAGGTGAAGGCAGTTTGAAGAGCCTTTATATGAAAGGCATCTTCATCCAGGGTGGGGTACGTAACGCTAATGAGCGTGTGTATCCCGTTTCTGAGATTGAATCTGCTGTTAACACACTCAACGAACAAATCAAAGAAGGTCATTCAGTTCTAGGTGAAGTGGATCACCCAGATGATTTGAAAATCAATTTAGACCGTGTATCACATATGATTACTAATATGTGGATGGATGGTCCAAATGGCTTCGGCAAATTAAAAATTTTACCAACTCCAATGGGACAGTTAGTGTCTACCATGTTGGAGAGTGGTGTCAAACTAGGCGTAAGCAGTAGAGGTAGCGGCAACGTTAGCGATACTGATGGCCGTGTCAGTGACTTTGAAATAGTCACTGTGGATATTGTTGCTCAACCTAGCGCACCTAATGCTTATCCTAAAGCAATTTATGAAGGTCTTATGAATATGAGACACGGTCATAGAATGTTGGATATTGCAAAAGATGCACAGAGTGACAAGAAGGTACAGAGATTCTTAAAAGAGGAAATGGTTCGTCTTATTAAGGATCTTAAAATCAATAAAGGGGAATAAGCATGTTAGATGCTATCAAACCATTACTTGAATCTGGTATCATCAATGAAGAAACAAGCATCGCTATCAACGAAGCTTGGGAAACTAAATTGAATGAAGCTAAGGAACAAGTACGTGCTGAATTACGTGAAGAATTCGCACAACGTTACGAACACGATAAGAATGTAATGGTCGAAGCCCTTGATAAAATGGTTACCGATGGTCTATCAGAAGAAATTCAAGAATTTCAGATTGAAAGACAAGCAATGAATGAAGACCGTGTGAAAGCACAAGTGAAACTACGTGAAAGCGCAAGCAAATTCAATAATTTTATGGTTGAGAAATTAGCCGAAGAAATTAAAGAATTGCGTTCTGACCGTCAGATTCAAAGAGAAAGTCAACAAAAATTAGAACAATTCATCGTTCATGCTCTTGCCCGCGAAATTAAAGAATTCGCACAAGACAAGCAAGCAGTTGTTGAAGCTAAGGTCAAGTTAGTTGCTGAAGGTCGTAAACAACTAGAATCTCTAAAAGCTAAATTCGTAACAGAATCTGCTAAGAGAATGAATTCAGTTGTAACCACACATCTTAAGGGTGAAATCGGCCAATTGAAAGAAGATATCAAAATCGCACGTGAGAACGATTTTGGTCGCCGTATATTCGAATCATACGCAAGCGAGTTCAGTGCTACTCATTTAAATGAGAAAGCTGACACACGTAATCTAATGAATCAATTACAAGAAAAGGATCAGAAATTAGCTGAATCCTATCAATCAATGAAGAAAGCTAAAGCATTGGTTGAAAGTAAAGAACGTGAAGTTCGTATTATCAAAGAATCTAATCAACGTGAAAAAGTAATGGGCGAATTATTAGCTCCATTGAACGAAGAAAAAGCTTCATTGATGAAGAACTTACTAGAAGGTGTCCAGACCCCTCGTCTAAAGACAGCCTTCGATAAGTATCTACCCGCAGTGCTTAACAACATTACTGAAAAGAAAGAGTCTAAAAAGCCAATTCTTTCAGAAAGTGTAAAAGCAGTTACAGGTGATAAATCTGCCACAAAACAAGTTGAAGTTGAAGACCGTGATAACGTAATCGACCTTAGACGTTTGGCAGGGCTTTAAAACAAGACATTATTAGGAGAATATTAACATGTCACAAGTTCTATTAGAAAGCCGTTGGGACGAGACCAAAGAAGCCCTACTCGAAGGTCTTAAAGGTACTCGCCGCTCAACAATGGGTGTTATTTTAGAAAACACTCGCAAGTCATTATTGAAAGAATCTACAGCTGGTACAACCACTGCAGGCAACATTGCAACACTTAACCGTGTTATTCTTCCAGTTATCCGTCGTGTCATGCCAACAGTTATTGCTAACGAGTTGGTTGGTGTTCAGCCAATGACAGGACCAGTTGGTCAGATCCACACATTGCGTGTTCGTTATGCTTCTAGCTTAACAGACAACAGTGCTGCTGGTACAAGCATCCAAGCTGGTGAAGAAGCATTGAGCCCATTCAAAATTGCTCAAGCATATTCTACAGCAAAGAGCAGTGACTCATCTGTAAGTGGTTACACTGGTAACAATACAGCCGCTTTAGAAGGTAACGGCGGTAAGCAAATTTCTGTGCAAATTCTACGTCAAGCTGTTGAAGCTAAGTCACGTAAATTGCAAG